TCTACACATGGATTGATACGCAGGTGCCCGCCGGCTCGAAGCCCCAACTGCTGCGCACGGAGCGCGAGAAGGACGGCACCATCTGGGACTACAGAAGGCTGTGCACCGACTTCACGCTGACCGGCTCGCGCAAGATTGACAAGACGGGTTTCGGCGGCTTCATCGGCATGGAGTTCATGCTCTTCGAGGACTACAACATGGAGGGCTTCTGTTGTGCGAACTCCGAAGACCAGGCGAAAATCATCTTCCGCCGCATCAAGTACCTGCTGAGCGGACTCGACACGGAGAAGCGTTTCAGACTGACCGAGAGCCTGGCAGCGTGGCGCGACAAATATAGAGAGATTTCGACCGCCAGCATCCGACCCATGACGGCAGGCGGCAAGTTCAAGGATGGCTGGTACGCAGGCTTGTGTCTGAAGGACGAGTTTGGAGCGGCACCCTACGCGAACGGCAAGAGCGACATGAAGATGCTGGTGGACGTAATCGAAAGTAGTATGGGTCCGAGGCGCGAACCGCTGAGCGTGACGATGACCTCGGCAGGACGCATCACCGAGGGGCCGTTCATCCAGATACTCGACGGCCTTCACGGTATGCTGGAGCGCGAGCAGAGCATTGCCAAGGGCGAGGTGCAGCCCGTGCTGACCGACGACCGCACGATGACGCTGCTGCTGGAGCCCGACGCATGGCAGAAGGAGGAGCAATACCTGCTGACGAACAAGACCGTGCGCCACAAGGTGAACCCGATGCTGGGCGTGATTGTGCAGCACCAGTTCTACGACGACCAGATAGCCAAAGCCCAACGCGACGGCGACACGGGCGAGGTCATCGCCAAGCTGTTTAATGTGTACAGCAGCGGGAAGGTGACGAAGTGGATCACCGGCGACCGCATCCGCTTGCTTCAGAAGACCGAGGGCAGGCGCATCGACGATTGTCAGTTTATCGACGAGCAAGGGCGCGAGCGGTGGCACGTATTCTGCGGCATGGACTTCAGCAGCGGTGACGACCTCTTCGCGCTCACCTATATGGCCGTCGATTGGTTGCCGTCGAACACGATGCAGGGGCGTTTCTTTGTCGATACCGACTGCTGGGTGCTGGAAAAGACGATGAAGGAAAGCCCGAACCGCCCGATGTACGAGGAATGGGTGCGCCAGGGGTGGTTGCACGTGTGCCCTGGTGAGGTGTTCGACTCGACCTACGCCATCAACCGCATCGCGGAACTGGTGGAGAAGGGTATCAACATCTACCATTTCGGCTACGACCCCGCGCAGAGCGTCACGCCAATCAACAACCTGAAGGCGTGGTTGCAGACCCTCTTTCAGAAGCGCAACCCCAACATCTCGGCCAAGGACATCGCCGACCTGATTCAGCGGATGGTGATACCCGTCAGTCAGACGAGCATGACGCAGAACCCCCGCATCGGCGAGATGGAAGAGAAGATGCTGGGCAAAGACGAGTGGATGCACTTCTCCGACAATCCCCTGTGGCCCTGGTGCTTCGGAAATGCCGCTGTGGAGAGCAAGGGCGACCCACCAATCCGCCGCATCGTGAAGGGCACGGGGCATTTAGGGAAGATAGACCCGATACACGGACTATTAGACGCGCTGTATTGCTTCGACTGGAGCGAGGGAAGGATAGAGCAGTAAGTAGTAAAACAAAAAAAAAGAAATGGAGAAACAACAATGACAAGCAACGAAAAATCGATGAGAGGGTGCTGGTGGGCTCTGGTGGGGCTCATAGCACTGAGTTTTATCACGAACATCTATCTGCTATCGCGGCCCGAGCCACAGCCGAGCGTGGTGATAGAACGCGACACGGTATGGAACGACACAACCATCTACAAACCAATGCCGGCTGAGACGATCGACATCGGGCGGACGGTGTATCTGCGCATCCCCTACCCCGTGCCATCGGGCCGCGACACCATCCACGACTCCATCGACGTACCGATACCTATCATCCAGAAGCGATACGACGATAGTCTATACACGGCGTGGGTATCAGGATTCGAACCGAACCTCGACAGCATCCGATTGTATCAGCCGACGATATACGAGACTATCACGAAAACCATCGTGAAGCCCGCACCGCGACTCAGCATCGGCATCCAAGGCGGTGCAGGTGTTGGCGTGTTCAGTCGCCAGCCAGACATCTATATAGGCATCGGTGCTCAGTGGCGCTTGTGGCCAAAGTAAACCTTAGACCGAAAAACGGCCAATAATAAAGTAATAAACCCTTAAAATGAACGGAAAAATGAAAAAAGTAGTGAATTTCGCAGTAATCTGCCTTTGGGTGCTCGGCACCATCGGAGGCGTTGGCTACGGCATCTACGAGGGCGCATACCCCATAGCCGCAGGCTGCTTAGTGAACGGAATACTGGCATTGCCAACAGTTAAACGACACTTCGAAGAGTTGCAGTCATGATGGAGCTCTCGATAGACACATTGATTAACATCGCCTCGCTGCTACTTGGTGGCGGTGGCGGTGCTTTTTTCGTTTGGCGCTGGCAACGGAAAAAGGCGAAGGCCGAAGCAGAATCGGCTGAGATAGACGCGGCCAAGGAACTACAAGACATGTATCAGCAGATGCTGGCCGATGCGAAGACCGACCGCGAAGACCGCAAGGCACAGATTGACGAACTGCGACAGGAGCGCGACCACTATAAGAACGACCGCAACGAACTGCGCGACCGGCTCGACGCTACCGACGAGAAGATTCGCGAACTGAGTAACATCGTGGCCCGCAACGGCCGACAGATCGAGGCTATGCGCCCTTTTATGTGTTACGTCTCAGGGTGCCGCAAACGTCAGCTCGTGGAGTTATTGGACCACGCCACAAGTAAGAAAAACGAGATAGAACCCTCTAACGAAGATTGAATGGAACTGGAACTGAAGCGCATCGCCCGGCGCGATACTTACACCATCGGGCGACTATACATCGACGGTGCCTACTTCTGCGACACCATCGAAGATAAGGACAGAGGTCTGCGCCAAGACCTGCCCGTGAGCGTGAACCAGGCGCGGAAGGTGCGCGGACAGACGGCCATACCAACGGGCCGCTACCGAGTGACGCTGGGCGTGAAGAGCCCGAAGTACTCTAAAAAGAAGCAATATGCCGCATGCAACGGCTACGTGCCCAGACTCATCAACGTGCCAGCCTTCGACGGCATACTCATCCACATAGGCAACACCGCAGCTGACTCGGAAGGGTGCATACTCGTAGGCCGAAACAAGAAGGTGGGCATGGTGCTCGAAAGCACCAACACATTCTGGCAGCTCTATTCGCGACTGCAAGAAGCTGAAGATTCGATATACATCACAATCAGATAAAACCCGCTGCGACAGCGGATGCAGTAGATAGTTTTTTCATAAAAGGTTCTCGGACGAGCCGAGCGGCAAAGCCGAGCGAATAGTAATATTTATAGTTTTAGGTTTTTAGTTATTGAGGTATTTATTACGGGGAGCACGGCGGTGCTCCCCCTTTTTTTTGGTTCGTAAACCTAAAACCGCTTTTTGTCCGAGAAGAAAGTAATAACGGATAAAAAGCAAAAATCAAGATGAAGTGGTTGACACTAAACGTAATCAAACAGCAGCTCAGAATTGAGCCCGACTTCACCGAAGAAGACGAGCTGCTGACAAGCTACGGCGAAAGCGCCGAAGCCACCGTACTGAACTACATCGGCAGATCGTACATCAACCTTCTGGAGAGCTACGGCAGCGTGCCCGACCCCATAGTGCACGCCTCGAAGATGCTGGTAGACCTGAGCTATCAGTATCGCAGCCCAATCGTGGCCAACAACATGGCGCTGGTGCCCTACACCTTCGACATGCTGCTGAAGCCCTATATGGTGCTGACAAGCGCAGCCGACGAGCTGATGCAGAACGTGACCGAAGGCAGCGACGTAAAGATAGAGTTCACGGCCGATCTGCCAGACGGACTGAAGATGGCGGACGTGAACTTTAGCGGCAAGGTAATCAACGCCGACAAGAAGGACACCGCCATCAGCTTCCAGAAGGCCGACTGCATCTCCGTGGACGACGGCGCAAGCTACGTGGTGCTGGTAGACACCACCAACACCGGCATAGGCACCCTGCTGATGAAGCTCGTGGTGATGATACCCGACACCGACTACCCAAGCGGCACCCGCAAGGAGGTGATAAACATTAACCCACACATACAGGTGACAGGATGAATGGCACGGGCAGACTGATAACAGCAACCGTAGGCCGCGCCAAGGCCGCAGGGATAGTGGGTGGATCGGCCATAAGAACCCGCGACCGAAACCTGACGACATATCTGCGCGTGAAGCCAGAACAGCCGCAGGGACTGGTATGGCTGGTTCCGCAGGTGGGCATCGACTACACCATCGAATCGAATACAAACTGGAACATCAAATAATCACAAAATATTAGAATTATGGCATACGCATCATGGCTCTCACCGAGCAAGACACAAGGCAGCGGAAACGACACTGTGAACGTGACCGCATCGAGCGACAACACGGGCCGAAACGCCCGCAGTACTAACATGACATTCAAGGCGGCCAACTGCGAGGACGTGGTGCGCCAGGTGACTCAGGCGGGCAAGCCCGAGTTCGTGAGCATCGCATCGACGGCAGCCATCGAGAAGACCGGTGGTACCATCACCATCAGCGGCACATCGAACTCTAAGAAGCTCACCTTCACGTTGGCCAGCGGCGGCACTCTGGAGCTGACACTGCCCGCCACCTACACAGCCAACTCGGTATCGACCGAGAACGGAACCGACATCAGCGGCGACCCAGGCGCGAGCGCCGAGTACGCATTCTCTATTCAGTTTGCCAACGTGGGAGCCAACCCCACCATCACGGCCAAGACCTGCCAGCTGATAGTGACCGACGACGGAGGCCACACCGCCACATGTACCATCACTCAGGCTGCCGGTGATCCTACGCTGAGCGTATCGCCTGCAAGCGTAACACTCGACTGGAACGCAGCAAGCGCCGAGACCAGCAGCTCGTTCACCGTAACTTCTAACACTAACTGGAGCATCGAGTAATGGCATCAATCAGCATTCCTTGGAACGACGGACCTGGCAACATTGTGCTCACCTACACCGGCGAGGGCAATGGCCAGGTCGTCGTGACCTCGGACTCTGACAATCTCGACGGGCGCAGCCGCCAGCAGCAGGTGACGTTCGTGGTCACAGGCTCGGCCATCCGCAACGATGTGGGCACGGCCAGCGGCCACCTCATCCGCACCGCCGACGGCAACACCGTGCGAACGCTGGACAACGCGATGAAGGTGAGCGTGATGGTGACTCAGCTCGCCTCGTCGAAGCACGTCATCGTTACCGCCAGCGACAAAATCGTAATCACTGCCAGTGGAAACATAGTAAGAACAGCAACTAATACATAGCAGATTATGGGATACAGTACAGGAATGATGAACCGCCGCATAAAAATAGCCAAGCGCGTGGACTCGACCGGGGGCGACTTCGGCCGATCGTCTGGCGGACAGAAGTACACCATGCTTGGCACATTCTGGGCTGCCGAGACATTCAACAAAGGTATGAAATCGCTGCGCGAGGGAGCCGTGGATGCCTACGACGTGGTGATGTTCAGGATGCGATTCTGCAAGCAGGTAGACCGCTGGTGCCTTATTCAGTACCACGGCCGCTGGTATCAGATAGAGTCGCTGCACGACGACTACCAGGCTAATCAGATTCAGATAACGGCCAAGGAAATGGCTAATCAGAAGGTGACGATAGTCTACGACCCCAGCAGCAGTCAGATAAGCGGCGGATCATCGCAGCAGCACGAAATAGGAAATATTTAGTAATAACCCTTTTAAAATTTAAGAAATTATGGCAACAGGTACATTTGACATCATTCAGACCGATGCGCAGCTTCAGGCCATCCTGAACAAGATGTGGCCCTTCACCAACACTGGCGATGCAGCCACCCTCGGCTTCGGTTACGGTGTATGCTCCACCGCCGGCGCAACAGCCGCCAAGACAGTGAGCATCACCAACTTTGTGCTAACACCATCCAGCGTGTTCGCCGTTCTTTTCGAGAACGCCTTCACCGCTTCCTCTCCCACTCTTGCCGTTAATGGCGGCGCAGCCAAGGCCATCAAGTATATGGGCTCGGCCATGCCAATGGGCAAGGTGCACAACAACACCATCCTTGTGATGGCCTACGACGGCACGAAGTTCAACGTCATCGGCATCCAGTCGCAGACCGCCGCAGCCCCCACAGGCTTCGTCGACCTCGCCCTGCCTTCAGGCTTGCTCTGGTGCGAGCACAACGTAGGTGCATCGACTCCTTACGAGCACGGCTTGTACTTCAGTTGGGGCAACGTGACTGGCCATGCCGAAGGCAGCGGCTACGACTTCAGTGATGCAGTCTACGCTGAGACCGCCGGCGCAGCACTCACAGGCAACATCCCCACCAACAACACCTACGATATGGCTCGACACAACATTGGTGCACCATGCCGCCTGCCAACCGTAGGCGAGTTCCAGGAGCTTAACAGCAACTGCGACTCAGAGTGGACCGATGAGGATGGCGTGGAAGGTCGTCGCTTCACATCTCGCGCAAATGGAAATTCTATTTTCTTCCCCGCGAGTGGCTACTACAATGGTACTTCGCTCAACTTCCGCGGTTCGTACGGCCTCTATTGGAGTTCGTCATACATTTCGGCGACGGACGCATGCGACTTGAACTTCAATTCGGGTGGTGTGAATCCAGCGATCAGCACCCACCGGCGCTATGGTTTCTCGGTTCGAGCTGTTCAGTAATGGCTCTTACCCATTTTTGCGCTTTGAGCCACA